ACCGCAGCCGGGGCAGGCGCGCTCACCCCCTTCTCCCAAGCTGGCCCGCAGCAGTGCTGCGATAGCAACCCGTGTGATGCGACGGAACGTGGACAGGGTGAGCTTCTTGCGCATGGTGTCAGATCTCCTTGGCGATGCGGTTGTTGATGGTTGTATGTAGTTGCTGGCGATACGGTGTGCGTCCATGTCTGCTCTCCTGTGCGATGGGTCTAGCTGTTGACGTAGAGGGGAAGGGTGTTGTAGTGCCCGGGCGATGTCCAGACGGCGCGCCCGTCCCGATACACCAGCCGGCTCACCGTGTTCAACGGGGCCGGATACCGTGGTGCAAACCGGCTCTCGCTGCTGTTCCACTCGTTGCGATCGGTCTGGGCGTGGTTGTGCCACTGGGCTTCCCGTCGTGCTCGGCTGGGGCCGAAGGGTCCGGCGATGGTTTGGCCGGTCTTGGTGTCAATCACCATGTGCCCGGTGCTGGTCTTGGTGCTCTGGTAACGTTGTGTCATGGTCTGCTCCGTTGGGCGATGTGCTGCTGGTTACATGTTCTCCCGGTCTGCCACTTGTCGTCTCTTCTCGGGTGTCGACCACTCCCCTTCTGCCAGTGCCCTCCCTGCCAAAATCCCATCCAGTCCGTCCACGTAACCCAACTGTCGGGCCACCCTGTCCGCCACCTCGGGGGTCACCTTCGGTTCCCCCACTCCCCCGTCTCCAATATTCTGCTGTGTGGTCCACCGGTAGTACGTCCGTGCTCTCTGCTTGTCGGTCATGGTCTGCTCTCCTTGGTTGTGGTTGGGTGTGGGGGTCACCGTTGGTATCCCCCCACTGGTCCCGGGTCTACAGGTCCGCTACGTCCATGGTGTCAACCTCTCCCACGGGTCCGTCTTCCAGGTACACCCTGTCCCTGCAAACCGTCCACCACTTCCCCAACAAGTCCCCCGGCTCAACCCCGGTGTCCTGCTGCCATCCGGTCAACCCGTCGTACCCCATCTTGGTCACCAAGGCTGCCATGGTGTCCAACGTCTCTACCATCACGTTCCCGTCCGTGTCCATCTTCACCGTCTGGTTTGCCATTGTCGTCTCTCCCTTGTCTGCTGCTGTTGTTGTTGTTGTCTACTTGCCCCGGTAACACTTCAACCGGCCACACACGTACCGTTCACCCTTACCAAACGGTAGTACCTTTAGGGTTAACTGTGCTGCCACCGTTTTGCGGCCACACTTTTCACAAACCCCCGTCCACTCGTTACGTCGGTTTACCGTGGGTCTCCACGTTGGGTCTGCTACCCTTGGTTCCACCATCTCTCCACTCCCTTCCACTGGTAGTTATCGGCTACGGGGTTTACACCATGTAAACCCCGTACACAACCGGTGCCACGTGTAGGCTACTACCGTACCGGTCTACACCACGGGTTAACCGGTTAGGGTTACCCCCGTGGTTGTTGTGTTGTTGTTGTAAACGGTATTGTTTAGTTACCCCCGTTTGGGTACACCTGTTTAGGTACAGGTACCGGGGGGTTGGTTAACCCCCACTGTTGTACGTTTGTAACCCAATTACCCCAACCCGTTATTAACCCAAGTACCTTAAGGTTGGTTGTAGCGGTACTACTGGTACAACCCTATTATGTTGTCAAAAAACCATACACCCCGACACCAGTACCCAATAACCGGACCAACCCCTAGGGGTAGCCCAACGTACCAACCAAGTACGTTGTGGTGTTAAACCAACCACACTGTTACGGTACCCAACCCCAAAGGGGTAAGGGGGGACCACAACCACTGGTGGTGTTTGGTAACCCAACCGGTTAGGTAACTAAGGTGGTAACCAACCACCAAACCCAACCAACCAAACCAACCAACCAACCGTTAACCCAAAACCAACTTACAAAACCTATTGTATTAACAAACCACCACCCACACAAGGGGTATTACAATATGTTTTTTGTTAACGTAAAAACCCAACCATTGACACTAAAACCACGCACATTTAACACTAACGACAGGGGTTTTACACTAAACAGAAACTTTTTGGGACGGTTTTGGGTTTTGGTGTGTTGGACAGGTAGCCAGCCTCGCGATCGAGAGAAATCAAGATCCAAATCCAATTTCTAATAGAATGCTTTACAATGTCGGCGGAGGTGTGTATGGGCGAAGAAGGGCGCAGGGGGGGTGAGGGGGCGCAGGTTGGGGGAAGCGAGTTGGGGGGTGTTGGGGGTGTGGTGGTGCGTGCGTTGACTGGGGGAGCGGAGCGTGTGGAGGTGAAGGCGCGTGTGGGGGTGCGGAATGTGCGTGGGCGGCGGCCGCGGTTGGCGGGGGATCGATCGCCGGGGTGGCGGAATGCGCCGGGGCCGTTGACGCCGCGTGGGAGGAGCAGCGTTGGGGGGCATAAGGAGGCGTTGCGGACGGCGGAGATCACGGTGCGGCGTGCGCGTGTGGTGCAGATGTTTGTAGAGGAACAGCTGACGTATGCGGCCATTGCGGAGCGGTTGGGGGTGTCGAACTGGACGGTGGCGAATGACTTAGCGGAGAGTATGGCGGCGTTGAATGCGCAGCGGTTGCAAGACATTAACCATCGGCGGTTGGTGGAGATAGCGCGGAGTGAGCGTGTGGACCGGAAGTTGTTGCCGGGGCTGGACAGTGGGGATGCGCGTGTGCGTGCGGCGACGGCGGAAGCGTTGCGGGGGCAGGCGGAATTTCGTGCGCGGTTGGACGGGTTGTATGCCAAGAATGAAGATGCGTGGAGTAGTGCGGAGATTGTGCAGTTTGTGTTGGGCTTCACGCGGGAGTTGTTGACGGAGTTTACGGATGATGAGGCCAAGCGGCGGATTCACCGGATTTATGCGCGGCGGGCCTCGCATTTGCTGCCGGACGTGACGGTTGAGGCTGTACGCGAGGCTGGTGCGGCTGACGAGAAAGGGGAGTAAGGGGTGCCACGGGGGAAGAAGCTGTCGCCGGCGGAGGTCATGCGTTTGGCGTTGCACGAGGTGGAGGCCTCGTTGGGCGACACGCGGGTTGATGACACGGTGCCGTTGTGGGAACCGTTGCCATTGATGCCTGGGCGTGGGATTACGATGCCTGACGGGCGGGTGTTGTCACCGCAACAGGCAGCGATTGAGACACCGGCGGACGAGACGTTCTTTGGCGGCGCGCCCGGTGGGGGGAAGACGATGCTGGCCATCGGGTTGGCGTTGACACAACACCGCAACTCCATCATCTTCCGGCGTCAGTTTGCACAGTTGCGCGGCAAGGAAGGCATCATCGAGAAGACCCGTGAGATTGTGGGCACGCGGGGACACTTTGCGGGTGCGATGGTGACGCGGTTGCCGGGGGACCGGTCGATTGAGTTCGGGTCGATGCAGCACGAGTGGGACAAGGAGAAATACAAGGGGCGTCCCCACGACTTGAAGGTGTTCGACGAAATTCCCGACTTCATGGAATCGCAGTATCGCTACGTCATTGCATGGTTGCGCACGGCGGTGCCGGGGCAACGTGTGCGGGTGTTTTGTACGGGAAACCCACCGACGACAGAAGAGGGGCAGTGGGTAGTGCGGTACTGGGCTCCATGGTTGGACCAGAATCACCCGAATCCTGCGCGTTCCGCGGAGTTGCGGTGGTTCATCATGGACGAAGAGGGAAAAGACAAAGAAGTGCCGGGGCCGGGGGAGTATGAGATGGCTAACCGGTTAGTGAAGGCGCGGTCCCGCACCTTCATTGCGGCACAAGTTGAAGACAACCCGATGTATATGGCCACGGATTACGTGTCGGTGTTGGACAGTTTGCCGGAACCGTTGCGGTCACAGATGCGGTTTGGCAACTTCGTGGAAGGCACCGGGGATGCGCCCTATCAAGTCATTCCGCGTGCGTGGGTCGTGGCGGCACAGGCGCGGTGGAAACGTGACGGCGGGGCCGGGTTGCCCTTGGACGGGGTGGGGGTGGACTGTTCGCGTGGGGGGCAAGACGAGTTTGTGGTGACGCCAAAGTATGGCAACTGGATTGGTCAGCAATCCGTGCATTCGGCCAAGGAAGCGCCTGATGGCAGTGCGGGTGCGCAGCTGATTGTCAAAGCCATTGGGCTTGACCAAGCCGTGCCTGTGCGCATTGACGTGGGCGGAGAAGCCGGGCCGAGTGTGTATGACCACTTAACATCAGCGATCAAGGAAGCCGGGTCTGAGATGGCCGCTGTGGCGATGAACGGGTCGCGGGCCTCCAAGGCGCGGGACAAGACGGGCAAGTTGGGGTTCATCAACAAACGCGCTGAATGGCATTGGCGGATGCGTGAAGCACTGGATCCTGACTCGGGAGAAAATCTCGCGCTGCCACCAGACTCTCAACTGCGTGCCGATTTGTGTGCACCACGATGGAAGTTGATGGTGAATGGGAAGATTCAGATCGAATCCAAGAAAGACATTGCCAAGCGTTTGGGGCGGTCGCCAGACAGGGGGGAGAGTTTGATTTATGCCTGTGCGGCTGAAGGGGGCATTGGCGACGACCTTGTGTTGTTTGCCTCTGGGGCGTCAAAGATCAACGTGATTGAGACAGAAACCAAACTGGCAATGCTCAAGAGAAAGCTCGGGTTGCGATGAAACGCAGACGTGTGCCAATGGGGGCCGAAGATGATCTCGATCTCATTTTCGAGGACGAGATCGAAACTCCAACAGAATTGGAGGCGCGTCTCAAAGAGCGTCTCATGCGGGAGAAGGCGCAGGAAGAGCAGCGTACCAACCAGAAACGGCGTGCCGAGGCTGAGATCACCGTGCTGAAAGCCATTGTGAGGGGTGGCGTGTATTGGCCGGGTGACTGAAAGGTACGACCAACCTATTACAATAAAGTCATGGTGATTAGAAGCTATGACGACTTTCTGAAACGCCTTGTGCGGGTGCCGGTGTTGTGGCGTCTCAACGAACAGGGCCAAGTACGGGTCTTGGATGATGCCTGCTGCCCGTTGTGCGCGGTGGCCAACAGCGAGATGCCCGATCGGCCAGACGAACATGAAACATTGGCCGCCAGTGCGGCTTGTTCTTTTGCCGGCATCAAGATCTCGAATCACCTCATCAACAGAATCACTGACGCAGCGGACAGATACTACTCTATGATGGTTGATCCAGCCGACTACGATCGGCTGTTGATCGCCTGTGGGTTAAAGGAGGACGCATGATCAGGCGCGCATTGGCGGCGTTTCGTGTGTGGTGGACCGGGGAATCGAACCCGTTCTTCTTCGACGGCCAATCGTTGCCTTCACTAATGCGTCAAGTGCGCGCAGCAAAACTCGAGGGCACAGACTGTCGCACCGGGCGTCCGCTTGAAGAACAGACGCCGAAGCCGTACTGTGCCCCTGCCGTGGAACCAAAGAAGAAGAACGTGCGATACATGAGACGGAGAAAGATCGGATGACAAACGAATTCAGAGACCCGCGTGTAGGAGATCCCGTAGTGGTGGTTGGGGGCGAGCCACTGGATCGGGTGTCGGCTGGCGATACCGGACGTGTCGTCTATTTCGACAACATCAAGCACCGCTATTTCGTCGAACTCGACAATGGTCAGCGCATTGTCATTCGTCCCGACCTGCTTGCGGTTGGGTGTGCGTTTCGTGCGGCGTTTCGCGGCGGGTGTCCTGGCCAGAAAGCGCGGGATTGATGGCTCGTATTCTGCTTGACATGTCCAAGACGTGCGTCACGGCCACAGTTATCGCGGTCGCCCTTGCGTTTGCAACCGGTGGGGTCTGGCGGGAGTTGTTCGTCAGAACCTCACAGTCGTTGTTCATCGCCACTGTGGTGACGTTTCTTGGCGCCTGTCTCGTCACAATCATCAACATTCTCAGAAAGGAAGACTGACGTGTTCACTGAATTCATCAACACCGCAATCGGCGCCCTCACGCTCCTGGCGTATGCAGTGCTTGTCTACGGCATCGACCGTGTTGTGAAAGAACTCGAGGACGTCACGCCCTTCGCCGTTGTCACAGCGGATCAGGGCAAACAGATCGCGGCTGCCTTGAAGTTTGTCAGTGTGACGCTGGCATTCTTTGTGCTGACGTATCTGTGCTTCCTTCTTGGCACCAAAGTGCGTGCCTTTATCGTGTATCTGGAGGGGTTGTGATGGCTGGTCGCGGGATGTTGACAGACGAAGTTCAAGACGTGGCGCGTGCGGTGCTTGGGCGCGAGATCACGATGACCGAATTGCGCCTCATGCCGTACATGGTTCATTGCCTGCTTGACGGCGGCAAGGTCAACAACCTGAAACTGGACGAACATTCGGTGTTGAGACAATGGGAAGCAGAAGGGTTTTTGCGCATCACCAACAATCGCACAGCGTGCGTCACGCTTGAGTTCTGGACGGCCATGACGCGCATTTTGGCTGAAGGGTACGTCAAACCCATCGGCGGGATCTTGTCTTCGCGGTTGTTTTAACAATTCTCGCAGTACTGTCTAGAAGGGGGATAGATGGCAGCTTTCAAGAGCACAGACCGTTCCATGGAAGACATTGACCCGGTCACTGACCGTTTTCTGGTGCGGTCATGGGGTGTGGTTGTGTGGCCGCTTATGGTTCTGACGGGCATCATTCTTCTTGGCGTCAGACTCGTTGAAGGCGGCTATGCGTTCTGGCACGAATCACGCGACGTCTTTGGCTGGTTGGCCAATCGACGCAGGTCGTATCGAGCCAACAAGCGCCAGGAGCAGTCCGGTGAGTGAATACGAGATGGAAACGCGGCTGGAAGAAATGGACCGGTTGCATCAAGATGCGATGCGGCGAGCCAGTCAAGAACTGGAGAAGGTCAAGTCAGAACGCGACCTTCTGGCCCATGTGCTCACAGCATTGCGTCTGTGGATGGGTGAGTATCCCACCGACAAGTACACTGGCGAATGGTGGCAGCGCGAACTCGACCGGTTGACGTCCGCCGGAAAGGTTGCATTCGACAATCTGAAGTCAGAGCGCGACAGGTTGGCTGATGAACTCGTGCGTGTCAAACAAGCAGCGACATGGGACTGGCATGACACGTGCCAAAAAGCGTATGCCGCCACGGGCTCGCATGGGCACGGACCTGAACATGTCATCGATGCTGTGGAGGTACTGCGCCAGGAACGGGACCGGCTGGCGGCTGAGGTTGAGCGGCTAGCGGCGCTTGAGCATGGGTGTCCCAACACGCGGGGCGCATGAATTGAGGAGACGTCTATGGATAAGCAGCAGTTCGAGTTCGCACATGGTGAGGTTGTTCGAGACAAGGTCACCCAGTTCGAGGGGGCGGTCATCAGCCGCGCCGATCACATCTCAGGGTGCAACACTTACGGCGTCCTGCCCTTGACCTTGAAGGATGGGGCCCCGCAGGATACCCGCTGGTTTGACGAGCCCCGGCTCACCCGCACTGGGGCTACTTTGCCCATCGTGGATGACCGGGCCACGCGCACCGGGGCGGATAGCATTCCGCAGGCTACCCGATGACCCCCGAGAAACGCGCCGAAGCGCGGCAGTAGGGGGCGAAACAGTCATGCCTGAATTGATGGATTGTTCGGAATGTGGCGGCAGTTGTGTCGTGGTGGTCGGAGAGCATTACGTCACCGCAGACATGGCGAGTGACGCTGGCGACCCAAGCATGACCGGGGCGTTTTACGGCTACGAGTTTGGCCCCTGTGACAGATGCGACGGCGCTGGGCGGGTGCATGTGGATCGCGAGGAGGCGAAGTGATTACACGAACAGAGCGCGGATTTCGTGACGCCGGGACCGTGCAAGACACCCGAGGGGGCAGCGCCACAGTGCGTCAATCGTCGGCTGCTGTGTGTGAGGGTGATGTTGTGCAGTCGGGATACGTGTGGCTGTTTGTGCGGGATGTTGCGCATCAAGAGGTGCCGGTCGAGGCATCGCTGCACCTGAGCCACGAGCAGGCGCTGGAGTTGGCCGACCGGCTGACCGAGCTGGTCAAGGCGTGCGAGGAGGCGAAGTGAGCACATTCGGAGAGGCAATCCGAGACCTTGGCTTTAAGCAGGCCGTGAAACTGGTGAAGCCCGTGAAGAAAGGAAAGAAGCCATGACCCCCTACACCCTTTCAACCCCCGAAGGCCGCGCCGAGGTGCGGCGGTTGGTGGAGGCAGCGACTCCGGGACCGTGGGAGCATCGTGTGGCTGGCATCGAGGGCGACTCCTACATTGCCGCCACTGGGCCGTGGAAGCGTTTGCGTAGCAGCGAACAAGTGCATGAGGACGCGGCCCTGATTGCCGCCGCGCCCACGCTCCTGCTGGCCGCGCTGGAGGAGATCGAACGGCTGGAGCGGGAACTGGCGAGCAGTCGTGCCGGACTTGCCGAGATTCGTCCGGGCGTGTGGCAAGCGCCGAGCGTGCGCAGCGTGTTCTCGGACGGACGTGACGCTCGTTGCCAGTGCGAAGTATGGCAGACGTGTCCGTACTGCCATCCAGAGCCGAAGGAGGAGCGATGAGCAACCTATGGTTGCGTGTGCTACAGGTGGTCGGGGTGTTGCCGGGGTTGACTCTGGTGGCCTGCGCGTCGGTCTACGTATTCACAGGCGGCGACCCGTTGCCTGGGGACGAGGGGGGCCGATGGGTAGCGTTGGTTGGGCTGGCTATGGCTGGCGGGTTGATGACCATGTTCGCCGGTATCGAGATCGGTAGCAGGGCTGGCCGATGACCCCCACCGTGGACGAGTTGCGCGAGCGTGTTGGGACTGGACACAAGACCTAATTCCAATAACGAGGATGGGCTAAGACCGTCGTTGTTGAAACAGGAGACATTTTGGATATCTTCGACCAAGTCCACAGGGCGTACATGTCGGCGCTCGAGAAGAGAATCGAAGAAGAATTCTTCAAGGGCACACAAGCCGTCATTCAGCAGAAGCGACTGGATAGCCTTTTGTCAATCGGCGGCCCTTCAGGGTTGTTTGTTGACACAGGGGGGGGCTTCGTACATCACTGAGAAGTCTGAAAACCAGTTGACGTTCAATGGGGCGCTAGCGTTGGGCGGCGGAAGTGCTATCACGTCGTCCGAGGCAGTGCATGCCTCTCTGTCGATTGAGTCTTCTCATGTTGCGCATGTGTCTCAAAATGAGTCATCACAGCCTCTTCCCGTAGTGGTCATTGAAGCCAAGCGAAGCGTATGTTTCGGAGATATTGATGAGAGCTGAAGCGTTTTCTCTTCACCTGTATTGTGATGCTGAAGGTGAGTATCCAGACGGGATTCATTCGTGCTCTGAGTTTCCGCACACGTATGCCGGTATGACTGGTCCTGAATGCCGACGAAGGGCCAGAAAAGACGGGTGGCTGGTAGGTCGACACCAAGACTTGTGTCCCAAGTGCTCCAACAAACAACCGAAGTCATCGCCCAAGGTGAAAGCATGAGCGACGCAAACGTGTGCGTGAAGTGCGGCTGGTTGTACTGCCGGTGCCAAGAGGGGCCACAGCAGAAGATTTTCTGCCTCACAGAGTCCAAGAAAGGTGTGCGCGGCGTCATTCACGTCAGCGTGATTGGCGAAGGCCAAAAGACAGCGTGCGGCATTGTGATGGATCATGGTCAGTGGAGGGTGCTGGCCATGGTGCATTCGTCTGCGATGAAGACGATGAATGGTGTTGAACCAACATGCGTGCGGTGCAAGAGGCGTGTGCATGAAAACTACCCAGAGACATCTGAGTCTTCAGAAGACGATATCGCCAAGAGCGTCATGAACGCATACAGCGGTTCAATGGTGACGCTCAGGGATCCGCAGCCGTGGACCATCTCGTTGACAGACATTGCACGTGGGTTGTCGGGCATTCGTCGGTTCAACGGCCACCTGCGACGCAGGATCACAGTTGCTCATCACAGCTTGGCGGTGGCGCGCATTGTGCGTCAGCGAAGTCGTTCAAAGTCTGTTGTGTTGTGCGCACTGCTTCACGACGCACACGAGGCATACATTGGAGACATTTCGTCACCTGTGAAGCACGAGCTTGGCAATGCACACAAGCCGTTGGAATGGCGTGTGCAGCAAGCAATTCTGCGTGCGCTTTGTCCGCCTGAGATGGACGTGGCTGGCCTTGAGCGCAACCTGCCTGACGTTGTGAAAGAAGCAGACCACATGGCGTTGCACTACGAAGCAGCGACTTGGCTCAAGACCACATGGGCCAAACCGGTACAGTTGTCACCCCATGCCAAGGCGGCATACCTGTTGTCTGAAGAAGATGCAGAGGCAACATTCGTTGAGACAGCACTTGAATTGGGAGCAAAGAGATGAACGCAGAGATGAAGCAGAATATGATTGGTGAGATCTTGGTCAGCAAGATCACTGACCTCATCAACGAACAGACTGAAGCGACCGGCGACACGATTGCCAAGACGAGCTTTTCGGTTCTTGTGAATGTGATTGTCGCTATGGCCGAACATGCGCGCAGCTTCACAGACGAAGAAAAAAGGGCAGGATGGTTGCAGGCGACTTCATCTATAGCCATCATGTCTTCAGCGACCCTTGCACAACTTGCGCTGAGGGTAGACGACGCCTCTGCGATTGAAGAATTGTTGAACGAGATGCGCAGCGGTGCAGGCGAGGTCAGCACGAAGCACTGAAAAAGTTTCCCCGTTAACCGGTTAGGTGTATAATTCGCCCGAAGTAGGTCGAACAGTACATGACCGGAGCCGCCGGTCCATTTTCTAAGGGGCGCGGTCTCGCCAGCAACTGCAAGTGGTTGTTGGCAGACGCGTCCTTTTTTGTTGACTGGAGATCCAATGGCCGGAACAATCTCATTGACGTTGCGGCAGCGGCTGTCAATGGCCTTGAAAGCGATTTCATCGCAGACATTTCCAACTGACCCCGCATCGTTTGCAGGAAAGTTTTTGGGTGGCATCATCCCTGCGGGGGGTGAATCCGTGCCCCGCGGAACGGCCGACTATCTTGAAGCGTACAGCAAGATGCCGTGGTTGCGTGCCGTTGCCGCCCGTGTTGGGTATGACGTTGGTGCCACTGAGTGGCGCATGTTCGTTGGCAAGAACGAAGAAGGCAAGCGCATTCGCAACTACCACCTGCAACGTGCGTATGCCCCCAACCGCGACAAACTCATCGCTGAAGCCAAAGACGCCGGCGAAATCGAACAGATTCAGAACCATCCCCTCCTCACCATGCTCTCCAATGCCAATGCCGTGCAGACTGGGTTGGCGGCACGCAAGGTGACGCAGTTGCATCTTGACCTTGTGGGTGAGGCGTTCTGGTTGCTTGAGAAGAACGAACTCGGTGTTCCCCATGCGTTCTGGCCCGTTCCACCGTCATGGGTCATCAATACCCCCACTCCATCCAGGCCGTACTTTGTGCTCAACTTCAGGGGATGGCGTGGCGAAGTGCCCGTGTCAGAAATCCTGTGGTTCTGTGACCCCGACCCGTTGAACCCGTATGGGCGAGGAAGTGGCACGGCGCAGGCTCTGGGCGATGAGCTTGAGACTGACGAATACGCCAGCAAGCATGTCAAGAACTTCTACCTGAACCGTGCGCGTCCTGACTTGATTGTATGGCCCAAAGGTGGCGACGGCCTGAAAGAAGAACAGGTAGAACGTCTCGAGCACAAGTGGGTTGAGCGCCGTGGCGGTTTCTGGAATGCGTTCAAGCCATTCTTTCTTGGCCGTGAAGTCGAGGTCAAAGAGTTGTCCTCCAACTTTCAGAGTCAACAGTTGGTGGAACTGCGAAAGTTTGAACGTGACACCATGATGCAGGTCTACGGTGTCAGCCCTGAAGTTCTGGGTGTTGTGATTGGCAGCAACCGCGCCACGGCCATGATGAGTGAGGCCATCTATCAGCGCCGTGTTTTGGTGCCCCGTCTTGAACTCATGCGCACGGTGATGCAGGAACGGCTGGCGCCGCTGTATGACGAGCGTATCATCCTGAACTACGAATCGCCGGTCATTCGTGACGCGGAACTGGAACTGCAGGCTGCTGAGAAGATGCCTGCGGCGCTGATGATTGACGAATGGCGTCAGTTGTCCGGGTTCAGGCCGTTGCCGGGAGACCGCGGAAAGGTTCACATTGGACCTGTGCGGTTCGGGGTTGTTTCTGCCCTTAACGATCCTGAACTCGAAATCGAGACACCGTCTCTTGAGCCCGGTGTTCCGCAGGCTGGTCAACCGCCTGAGCCTGAAGAACCTGAAGAGCCCAAAGAACCCGGAGAGGAGCCGCAGGCATGAGCAAGCAGGTGCATCTTGCAGACCGCAAGTTGAAGTGGTCGCCGCTCAATCGCACGCCGGGCATTCCGGCACGCGGCGGGTTACTGGACTGGTCGGAGCATCCCAAGAGCGTCTGTATCTACGGCGCTGGGTATGGCAAGGAACACGCACCTCTTGACGACCCAGACTGGACGGTGTGGGCTATCAACCTTGTGCCGCCACTGGACAAAGAAGGTCGTGTGCGGGCAGACGCATGGTTTGACATTCACCAGAAGGTGGCGCAAACAGAAGATGACCTGCGGTGGATTGCTAACTGTCCTGTGCCCATCTACGTGGCAGAAGACCTGAAAGACCACGGCCCCAACTGCATCGAGTTCCCGTTTGTGCAACTCGACGAGGTGTTTGGGATGGACTACTTCACCTGCACGTTCGCCTATCAGATTGCCTTGGCCATCGTGTCTGGGTTCACAGAGATTGGCCTGTTCGGTGTCGAGTTGCGGTATGGGTCGGAGCGTGAGCGCACGGTGGAATGGGCCTGCACATCGTTCTGGATGGGGTATGCCGCTGCTTCTGGCATCAACATCGTGGTGCCTGAAGGCAGTTGGCTTGGAAGACACCCTGCGCTGTATGGGTTGGAGTACGAAGCTGAAATCAATGCGGTCAACCAATATCTGAAGGACGTCACGCTCTTTGGAGAGGGGCTTGGTGGCTAGATGACACAGCGCGACATTGCCATTCGCAACTTGCTGATTCGGTCTCGGTATGCCGAGGGAGTCTCTATTGCGAGGCTTGCACGTGAGTGTCAGATTTCCAAGCCACGGGTGTGGATGATCTTGCGGTCGTTTGGCGTGCTGCGCAATGACTATGGCGTGATGTCCAGAAAGGTTAACAGATCGGCTGCTCGCGACGTTGAGGGACCAAGAAAGATGGGGTAGTATCGAAAACGTTAGACAGGCGCCCATAACGGCTCGGGCAAAGACACGAGAAAGGCCGTCAGTGCAACAAGCGGAAATCTTCGCTTTTGCAGTGACGGCCTTTTTACGTGATAGAAAGAGGGCACATGAGCGAACGGTTGAAAGACGACAATGGCCAGAGCGAAAGCATGCGCCGGAAGTACTTCGCAGCCGAAAAACTCGAGCAGGTGGCAGACCAGCCGCGCCGGATGCGGTTTGTCATCAGCACCGCTGACGTTGATCGTGACAACGATGTTGTCAATCCAAACGGGTGGGAGATTCAGAACTACCTGAACAACCCGGTTGTGTTGTGGGCGCACAGTCATCGTGACCTGCCCATCGGCAAGACCATTTCGTTGTCAATCGAAGGCAACAGTCTCGTGGCAGAAGCTGAGTTTGCCACGCACCCATTCGCCGAGACCGTGTTTCAGTTGCTGAAGGGTGGGTTTCTGCGCGCTGTGAGCGTCGGCTTCAAGGCGCTCAAGTACGTCATCAACGAACAGCGTGGGGGCATTGACTTCGAGCGACAAGAGCTGCTTGAATTCAGCGTGTGCCCCGTTCCCGCCAACCCGATGGCGCTGGTGAGTGCGTCAGCTTCTGGCATTGACCTTGAGCCGATGCACGACTGGGTCAAGTCGATGGTGGACAACTGGCCGGGTGGTTTCACCAAGACAGCGCCTGCCAAGGTGGTGTCGAAGTCAGCAGACGACGAGGGTGACGTGACCACGGCTTCGGTTCTCGCAGCCATCAAGGAAGAAATGAAAGAAACACGCACGTTGCTTGCAGCTCTGGTTGCTCGCAAGGATGGCGACGCTGGCATTGAGCCTACGGCTGCGACTGATCCTGTTGCGGCTGATGAACCTGCGGCTGACCCAACGCCTGCAGCAGATGCTTCAACGGCGCAGGATGCCGTCACCGAAGACGACGATGAAGGTTTCGAGCTCGTGTCGGACGACCCGGTCACTGAGCTCGAGTTCGAATTGGTTGACCCGATGTTTGATCTCGCAAACGAGGTCGGGGTGACCAAGGCCGAGTTCGCGAAGTGCATGGGTGACGCCATTCGGGCAGCCCTTGCAGATGTGACTCAGGAAGCAGTACAGACAGCAGTCAATCAGGCAAGGGGCCGACTCGACTAAGCTACGGCTCAATCAGAGGAGACACGACACATGAAGATGACACCGGAACAGCTCAACGACCAGATCAAGGCAACCGTGTTGCCGTTGATCAAGGACACCGTGGGCGCGCAGGTCAGCGACCTTGTCAAGGAAGCTGTTTCGACCGCGCTCAAGGCCGCACCGCAGCCGGGTTCACCGGCCGCAGCGATGCTTGGCGCCGCGCAGGGTGACGCGCCGCAGTACGGCAAGGCGCAGGCCAAGTCGCTGTCGTTTGGCGCGTATGTGCGCGCGCTGGCGGGAGCACGCAACGACAAGCAGCGCGCCATTGGCATTGCCAAGGCGTGGGGCTACAACGACGTTGCCGACGCACTGAGCAAGTCAGTGGAGAAGGCCATGTCGGCGGGGGATCCGCTGGCTGGTGGTCTGCTCGTGCCGACGGAGTTCAGCCAGGAAGTGATCGAACTCCTGCGTGCCTCGGGCGTCGTGCGTTCGCTGCAGCCGCTCACCATGCCGATGACCTCCGGCTCCATCAAGGTGCCGCGGATCAACTCGGGCAGCACGGCGGCGTACATCGGCGAAAACGCCAACATCAGCAAGAGCGAAGTGGGCACCGGTCAGATCACGCTCACGTTCAAGAAGCTGGCTGCGCTGGTGCCGGTGAGCAACGACCTGATCCGGTACGCGGCTCCGTCGTCTGACCAGATCGTGCGCGACGACATGATCCGTGCTCTGGGTGCGCGTGAAGACCTCGCCTTCATCCGTGGCGACGGTCTGAGCGGCACGCCGAAGGGGCTGAAGAACTGGATTGCGGCCAGCAACAAGTTCAACGCCAACGGCACGGTGAGCCTCGCCAATGTCACGGCCGACCTTGGCAACGCGCTCAAGAACATCATGGACGCGAACATCACGCTGATCATTCAGCAGGGTGCCACCGGCGGCGTCGACGTGCGTCCCGGCTGGATCTTCTCGCCGCGTGTGTGGAAGTACCTCAGCACGGTGCAGACTGCACTGGGCACGTATGCGTTTCGTGACGAAATGCAGCGTGGCACGCTGTGGGGCTTCCCGTACCGCGTGACCACGCAGTGCGAGGACTCCACGGTCTACTTCGGAGCGTTTGCCCACGCCATCATCGGTGAGTCGATGGGGCTCATGGTGGATGCGTCGCAGGAAGCCGCCTACCACGACGGTTCGGGCGTGGTGGCCGCGTTCTCGCAGGACCAGACCGTCATTCGCGTGATCGCAGAGCACGACTTTGCCCTGCGGCACGATGCGGCGTTCTCGCTCATCGAGAGCGTCACGTGGGGCGCGTAATCAGGCGAACAGCCACTGACATCGAGAGGGAGACACACACATGAGCATCGTGAGAGACATTCCGTTCGCAATGAACGCGCTCGAGGACACCATTCTGGTGACATGCTCGGCGCTGATGAGCACGGCAGGCAGCACTTCACCGAAGGGCATGCTGAGCGTGCAGTCCACGGCGGACGCCATCGTGTCCGCTGGTTCCGAGACCACGGCGTATGGTCGCATCATCGACCGTCTGGCCATGCCGCTCGGGGCGCTGTATCAGGTGGCTGCGCCGAGTGCGTGGCTGCACAGCACGCGCGGTTCCACGGAAGCGGACCGCAAGCTGACGATCGGCGTCAAGCTGCAGCACGGGGACAGCTCGGGCGGTGGCGACATGGCCGACTACAGCACGGGGAGCCAGCCGGACGAACGGCAGTACTTCTCCTCGGCCCGGTCGACTGACCACGCGTCGTGGGACGCCACTCTGTCCACCGGTGAGGTGTACGCCATGAGCAACGCGGCGTACTACGACCTGCGTGCTGCCAAGCGGTACCTGCGGGTGGCCGTGCCGGTGTTCAAGAACCGCGTGACCACGGAGTCGAGCGGCGACGAACAGGCCCGCGTCGGTGCCGTCATCACGTTCCTGGGTGGCGACGACCTGCCGCAGAACGCCGACACCGAGAGCGCCTACAGCAACTCGACCACGACGTAATCGTCACGGGCGAGTCATTCGCACACATCTGGCGGGGGCATGTCATGTGTCTCCGCCAGAACAACACTCACTATTCACCTTTCAATCAATCGGTACAGGGGAGGCAAACCTAATGGCCGCAGAGAAAGAAGCAACGGGACCGAATTCTGCGCTAAAAGAAGCGCAAGCCGCAGCGGCGGCGGGGCGACCCATTGTCGCACATGGCGACTGGCAAAACGACCTGCATCCATGCCGCGGCGTCAACCGTGTGGTTGACTTTGAGAAGGGCATTGTTGACGTGCTCATGCCTGACGGCAAGACGCCACGTCGCAAGTTTGCGCTTGTAGGGTTCGCTGGTGCGACCCGTGGACAGGCACCGATGAACGAACCCGACTGGGCCATTGTTGGCATGAATCAGCTGTATCGGCACATTCCGCGTGGCGACGTCTGGTTTGAAATCCACAAGGAATGGAACACGGCTGTAGTGCCGGGCAGTGATCATGAGGGCTGGCTGCGCGATTGCGGCCTGCCAATCTTCATGGCCAACCGCATCAAGTCGTCAAGCACGTCTGTGGCGTTTCCGCTGCAGCGCATGATCAACAAGTTCAACGACTACTTCACGTCCACGGTGGCGTACATGCTGGCATGGGTCATCGACCACATTGACCGGCTCGTGGAAGCAGAGCTTGATGAACTGGTCATCGAGGGGCTGCCTGCTTCGGCTGTAGTCGAGAAGGCACGTGAGATCTACGGCACCTATCAGGTGGGGCTGTTCGGAATTGACCTCATTGTGGGGTCCGAGTACTTCGAGCAGAAACCGTGCGCTGAGTTCTGGATTGGACAGGCGTGCGGTCGGGGCATCACGGTGATGATTCCTCCGCAGTCGGCGTTGATTACCCAGCGTTACCGCTATGGGTATGAGATGGAGCCCAACGACCTTGTCAACGACCAGGACTTCTCGCGCCGCATTGACGAGCTGACCAAGCAGCATCACGAGTTCAGCGCCAACGCCATTCGGCTGGCTGGCATGCGCGAAGAAGCCGAGTACTGGGCAGAACTGTATCGCTTGCGTGAGCGTGGCGGGAAGGTGCGCGGATAATGCCCATCATCGACGTGCTCTATGCGTCCACGGACCCGCAGTTGACGACCACGGGCTACGTGAAGAGCCTGATGGGAACGACCAGCACGGCAGACGATGCCACGCTGGACACGTTGATCACTGCGGCGAGCAAGTGGGCTGAGAGCTTCGTCGGTTACGGGTTGTCTGCGCAACGTTACCTTGAACTGGCACCGGGGTATGGTTCGCGGCGGTTGATGTTGTCGCAGATGCCGCTGCGAGCTATCCCGAATGGTCCGTTCACGGCCAGTGACACGGGTGAAGCAATCGAGATTGATTCGACGACCATTCGTGTCAATCGTGCGGCAGGGTTGCTTGACCGCAACGAAGGATGGGCGTGGACGGCGCCACTGGTGCCTCGACCGTTCGGGTTTGGGTTGACGGAGACACAATGGTCGGGGCAGGAAGAGCCACTGTTCTTGGTGGACTTCGTCGCTGGATATACCTACGGCGGGGTGTCAACGGGCTCCAACCTGTGGTCAACACGTCTTGGCACGACGAGCACGGGACGCACGTTGCCGCAAGACATTGAAGATGGCGTGGCGTTGAAAGTCATCGAGATGTTTGACGGGGTTGAAGGGGTGTTGGAGAAGCAAGTGGGCGATCTGCGAGTGCGGTTTGCCTCGCTTGGGCGTGAACGTGACGCCAACAACATGCTGACACCTGCTGAGAAGCGGTTGGCACCGTATCGGAGGATGGCGTGATGCAAAAGTGTGCGAACTTTGAACAGTGCGGCCATTTCGTGGACAACCCGAGGCTGAAGGGCGCGTTTTGTTCGTTGCAGTGCCAAGCCGTCGTGCGTGCGCGTGGTTTGAGCGGGGCCGTGAGTGCGCCGGTGGCTGAGAAACCTGCTGCGGCTGCACCGGTGGTCAAACCTGCACAGTCCGCTGTAACCAAGGCGACGGCTGTCGAGAAGGAGTAAGACGTGGGGGTTGGGCGACTTGGAACGTGGCGCGGAATGATGCGCCAAACGTTGACGGTTGCCGCACCTTCGACGAGATCGGTTTACGGGGAACTGACGTATGGAACCCCGGTCTCGTACAAATGTCGGCTTGTCGGCAAGCGTCGGCTGGTCTTGAACGGGCAGGGGCAAGAGGTGACGAGTTTTTGGACAGCGTATCTGTTCTCCAACGACGTCATCAGCCCCGAATCGCTGGTCACGTTGTCGACCGGTGATGTCAACAGTACGGAGTCGCCTGTGATGCAGCCGCCCATCAAGTCAGTGAAGACGGTGCCTGACGAGTTTGGGCGTCATCACACTGTGTTGTACCTGTAGCGAGGATTCATGGCCAAACAAGAGCAGCCGAAACCGAACGCGAAAGACAAGCCAGTCAAGCCGGCACCGGCAGCGCCGAAGACGTTGGTTGCGACGTTGTCGATCGAAGACATGCCGCAGATCCTTGCGTCCATGCGTGCCGAATTGGCGCGTGTGCTGCGTGTTGAGGCTGACCGACACTGGCGGGACAGCGAACAGACGGTGGTGGACATTGCGGTGCGACAATCGCTGAAACGTGTGGCTCGGTGCTTTGAAGCCGGCATCATCACAGAGGACGACGTGAAAATCGATGGCTAGAAAGACGGTGCTCTCGATGTCGTTCAAGGGGCTCGACAAAGTCGAGGCCAGAATGGCAAACGCCGCCCAGAAGGTTCGACAGGCGGCAAAAGATGTAATCGAAGACGAGAGCTATCTTGTGCTGGCATTGGCAAAGAGAGACGTTCCGATTGCTACATCAACGCTGAAGAACAGCGGCAAGGTTGAAGGCAGTGGGTTTCAGTGGCGTGTGCGGTTTGGTGGGCCAAAAGTTCGGTATGCGATTCCGGTTCATGAACGCACAGACGTGCGTCACGCAGTTGGGAAAGCGTTTTTCTTGAAAGACGCGCTGGACTACGTCGAGAAGACGTTGAAGGCAAAAATCGCAGCGGCGGTTGCGGCTGCAACAGGGAAGGGATAAATGCTGCTCGACGACATGCAGACGTATCTGACAAGCGGAGGTGCTGGCACAGCCGGCACGGATCTGTTTGTTGGGTCGCTGCCGCCGAGTCCTGATACTGCGCTGGTGGTGTACGAGACTGGCGGGTTGACCACGATTCACACGATGGGGAATACGCCGGGGCAAGCAGCGGTGGAACGCCCAACGATTCAAGTCGTGACCCGCGCCGCAACGTATCAGACAGCGCGTGCGTTGTCGCAGAAAGCGTTCTTGTTGCTTGACGGGCTCCCCAAGCGCACGATCAACGGCACGCAGTACTATTGGGGAGCAGCGAGACAGAGTCCCTTCTTGATGGATCGGGACGAAAAAGACCGGTACTTGGTGGCGTTCAACGTGGACATCATCAAAGACCTGTCGACCACGAGTTGAAAGGCGGTGTGCAGTGGCAGCATTGGTCTACAAAGACGCGGTGATTTTGGCTTTCGGGAGCGACCTGACAGCCGAACTCAACGAACTCACAATCGAATACGGCGCTGAACAACTCGATGCGACCACGTTTGGCGCCGACACCCGCGTGAACAAAGGTGGCTTGCTCACGGCGTCCATCAGTGTGGGCGGCTTGGGCAGTTTCGGTGCCAACTTGGCCGAAGCGGTGTTGTTTGACGGCATGGGCGACGACAACACGGTCGTGGCCGTCTTCCCGGCAGGGGTCACCGAAGGCACGCTCAACGGGTATGCCATGGAAGCGATGGTGCCCGAATTCACAATCGGCGGCGCGGTGGGGGTGCTGACACCGTTCTCTGCTTCATTCATTCATCAGGGGGGAATGTAATGCCTCTTGTCAAAATCATGCCGTTGAAGGATTTTCGAGCAACGGCGCTGTCGACGTCTGGTTCGGGCACGGCCAAAAGTTCGGATGCGCCCGTGTCTGGACAGAAGTTGTATGCGGGCCTGCATCTGACGCAGGTCTCCACGGGGCGCTCGTTTGTGGGGCTGATCCAGTCGGCCAGTTCCAGCGGGTTTGGTTCGGTGACGAACGAAATCACGTTTGCGCTGACCAGCGAGCGTGGGTCGACGTGGAAAGAAACATCGACGTTGAGCACGGATCGTCCATGGCGGCGGTTTTCGTGGACGTTGAGTACGGCCGGTGGGTCGACCGGTGGTTCCTGGAAGGGCCTGTCCTGGATGGGCCTGCGGTGAAGGTCTAGAAGAAAAAAAGGAGAGTCACATGGCAGCATTGGTTTGGAGAGACGCATATCTCAGCGTCAACGATGAAAACCTCAGCGCGTACGTCCAGGAACTGACCCTGAACTACAGCGCCGAGCAGCTCGACGCCACCGTGATGGGCGACGACACGCGAGTCAACAAGGGCGGTCTCAAGAACTGGTCTGTTGACGCGACGTTCAAGCAGATTCTGACAACGAACGGTCCTGAAGACGTGCTGTTCAGCCTTGTCGGGTCGTCCTGCACCATCATCATCAAGCCCACGAACGCGGCGACGACGGATAGCAACCCGTCGTACACCGGCGTGGCATCGCTGGAGAACTACTCTCCTGGCGGTGGTGCCGTGGGTGTGCTCCATCAGGCGAGCGCCACGTTCCAGAACGCCGGCACGTTGGCGCGCAGCGTCGCCGCCACGTAAGCGTCATGTTTCAAGAAGTTGTTCGTTCAGCTTCTGGAAAGCATGGCGAGGTGCGGTTTGGGTACCAGTTGGCGGCTACGGTTGCCAACTGGATCCTGACACCGGGTGCGGGGCGTCAAGTCTTCAGCATCACCGGTGACGTTACAGTGATGTCGGAACACTGGATCGAGCAGGAACCGTTGTCGTTGACGCTCGATGTTGGGTTTGCGAGATGGACGTGGAAGGAAGTCACGCCGCACATTGCGGCGGGGCGTGTGTCGGTGCAAGTACATGGGCGTCCGCATGTGGAGCACTTGAACTGACGATTGTTCGACAAAGAGGGGCAGGCATACCGTGGCAAACAAATGGACCGTAGCACCTGATACTGTGCGTCTCGACCTGAAGGATCCTGTCGATCAGGAGCAGTTCTGGGTCTCCGTCAAGAAGTATCTCACCGTGGGTGAGACCAAGACCGTGCAGACGGCTGGCCTCAAGTCGTTGTCTGGCATGGACCGGTCGTCGGCTGACCGTGAGATGTCGATGAACATCGACTGGAAGCGGCAGAGTTTGGCGCGCACGCTGATGTATGTGGTGGACTGGTCGCTGGCAGACGACAAGGGCGTGAAGCTCAAGGTCACGATGGACGTCATCGAGTCGTTGCGTCCTGAGCTGTACGAAGTCATCGAAAACGGCATCACGGCGCACATCGAGGCCATTGAAGCCGAAAAAAAACTCAAGGCTGGCGCGTAAGGGCTGAGAGTGAAATCAGCCTGATGCGCTGGCTGGGGTGCAGCTATCAGGACGTACTCGACTTTCCCGACGCATACGTGGAAGTTGCCAGTGACATGTCGCGCAAAGAGGCCGCAGCACAGCGCGACGCAGCAAGACGGAGGCGGTAAAGAAAGGGGGCAGGCGTGGCGTTGAGTGTTGGCGAAATCGAAGCAACATTGACTCTGAGAGATCAGATGTCAGCTGCGCTTGACACCTCAATGGCAAGCCTGTCGAAGTTCTCCCGCGACATTCAGAAGTTCGGGGGCCACGTCCATGAAGCTGGCATGGCGATGGCCCCCATGTCTGCAGCCGTGGGGTATCTCGGCTATCAGGCATTGTCGATGTCTGCCGAGTTCGAGTACAGCATGAACCGTGTGCGTGCTGTCACTGGTGCGACGCGACCCGAAATCGAAAAACTCGAAGTTCAAGCGAAGCAGTTGGGCGCGTCTACGATCTACACCGCCCAAGAGGCTGCTGAAGCCATGGCCTTTTTTGGGCTGGCTGGCTTCAGTACGAACGAGATCTACGAATCGATGCCGCACACGTTGCAGTTGGCGGCGGCTGCGAGCATTGGTATTGGGCAGGCGGCTGACATCACGGCCAAGATTCTGCGCGGCTACAACATCGAGACACAAGACCTTGGACGCGTCAACGACGTGCTGGTCAAAGCGTTCACCAGTGCCAACACCAACCTCGTGCAGTTGGGTGAATCGTTCAAGCATGCCGGTCCGGTTGCCAGCATCGCCGGCATTCAGTTTGAAGAAGCTGCGGCCGTCTTGTCGATGATGGGCGATGCCGGCTTCCAAGCCTCGTTGGCTGGCACCTCGTTCAGAAACGCCATCATCAGTCTGCTTGACCCGGTGGGCAAGGGGGCCAAGGTCGCGGCAGAGTTGGGGCTTGTTATTCGTGATGCCGGTGGCAACATGCTGCCGATGGTTGACATCTTCAAGCAACTGGAAGACAAGGGTGTCGGCGCTGAAGAAATGATGGCCATGTTTGGCAAACGTGGCGGTCCCGCCATGATTGCTGCCTTGCGACAGGGGTCTGGTGAACTGGAGAAGTTCACAACCATGCTTGAGGGAGCAGGGGGCACGGCTGAGCGCATCGAAAAGATTCAACTGGAGGGTTTGAAGGGCGCCGTCATTCTCATGTCGTCCGCATGGGAAAACGCGATGATTTCCATTGGCGAATCGTTGGACAAGTACGCCACTGAAGCTGTCAGGATGTTGACGCATTTGGCGCACGTGGTTGAAGACGAACTCATCCCGTGGTTCAACCAACTGCCCGAGTCGGTACGACGTGCAGCTGTTGGGTTTGGTGTGTTGATTGCGCTGGCTGGTCCGGTACTCATTACGCTTGGTGCAATGATCAAGGTCTTCGGATTCACCGTTGAGATGATGATTGCACCGATCACATTGTTTGGCAAGGCCCTGTTGAAACTCGGCGTCGCGGAAGTGTTGATTCAGCCGCTCAGGATCTTGGCCGCCCAGATTGAGATCTTTGGACTGCGAACAGGCATTTCAACAACGGCGACGCTCTTGTGGTCGCAGGCAATGGGGGCTCTAAAGGCGGCACAGATGTGGTTGTGGGCCAACTCTGCGCTGTACGCAAACATTTCTGTCTACGGACTGCAGACGGGGCTGGCGATTACAGCGACAAATGCGTGGGCTAGCGCTATGAAGGTGCTTCAGACTGCGCAGATGTGGTTGTGGTCAAACTCGAAACTGTACGCCAATATCTCGGTCTACGGGCTGCAGACCGGTTTGGCTATCACAGCGACGAGTGCGTGGGCCAGCGTTATGAAAGTTCTTCAGTCGGCTCAGATGTGGTTGTGGGCGAACTCAAAGTTGTACGCCAACATTTCCGTCTACGGTCTACAGACTGGAATTGCCATCACAGCGACAACGGCGTGGGCCAGTGCCATGAAGGTGCTTCAGTCGGCACAGATGTGGCTCTGGGCGAACTCAAAACTCTACGCCAACATTTCTGTCTACGGGCTGCAGACAGGAGTCGCCATCACAGCGACGTATGCGTGGTCTGTTGCTTCGGGGTATTTGTCAGCCGCTCTTGTAGGTGTGCGTGCTGCTCTGACTTTTCTGACTGGTCCTGTTGGTCTTGTTATCACCGGCGTGACGTTGTTGGTGGCCCTGTTCACACAGACAGAGACCGGTACAAAACTGCTTGGTCGCGCATGGGAGTGGTTGAAAGACATTGGCGAATCTTTCAGCGGAATGTTCTCTTCTCTCAGTTCAATCATGCACGACTTGTTTGCGATTGGTTTCATGTTGGCCAAGCAACACGTCGAGGCACTGGTAGAACAGTTGAGACTTGGCTACGGGATCGTCATTTGGGTAAAAGACGGCATTGTTTCTTTGGGAAGAGCCATTGGTGACGTCATTGGCGTGATCGCAGAATTCTCTATGAAATTGCTCACGCTTATCCCCGGCGGCGAGCTTGTTGTTGAAGGATTGCGCAAACTGCGGAGTGCCTTCTCGAGTGTAGACAGTCTGCTGCAGACTGTTGCAGGTGGCGTGCATCAGGTAGCTCTTGACCTTGGAGCAGTCAAAGACGAGCTGCCCAAGGTCACAAGTCCAATGAAGGCGCTCAACGTTGAAACGGCCAAGCAGGAAAACCTTGCGTACTTGTTGTCTGATGCGTTCACCAATGAGTTGACGCCGAACCTGAAGAAGACCGGTGAAGGCGTTCATGAATTGACTGAAGAAGAAGTTGAACACGCAAAGGCTGTTCAGAAGATTGTTGAACAGTACAGCGGCGCAGAAGCGAAGAATGGGTTCAAGGTCTGGACTGAAGCGCTGCCAAAGATTGGCGACTTGTCCCGGCTGTCACAGGTTGAGCAGGAAGACCTTACAAAGAAACTTGGCGAGTTCATCGACAAGGCCGTCGCAATGGGCGAGACGGTGCCGCCTGAGATTCAGCGTGCGTATACGACGCTCGCCAATAACACCATCGTCAAGAAAGCATTTCAGGAACTGGCTGATGAAGCTCGCAAGTCAACCACGAAGATTCTTGAAGAGCAGCACAAGCAAGCGCAGGAAGTGGCCAAGGTTCGCGACAAGCAGTTCTCATCTTCTCTTGAAGCAGCTATCGATGTCGGCGAGAAGATGTTTGCGATTCGTGCGACCGAGACCGAAAAAGCCATCAACATGGCGACCAAGGAGCGCGACGAAACGCTGCGTGCGATCGAACCCCTGAAGAAGTTGTGGCCTGAGAAATACGAACAGGCACGGCAGCAGACGCTGGTGGTGTTTGAGCAGGCTGTGCGTGACGCCAGAGAGAAGGGCGCCACCATTCGCGACACGTTTGCCAACAAGATGGGTGAGCTGCCCAATGTCATCATGAACGCCATTCAGGGCGGGGGCGACGTGTTCAAGTCCATTCTTGGGCATGTTGGCACGTCCATTATGAGCGGCGACAATGCGTTGACGCGCATGTTGTATGGCGGTTTGTCAAAGATCGGCACGAAGATTGGCGGCGACTTTGGTGCCAGTCTGTCGACGTCGCTGTCGAACGCAGTGCCGGGGATTGGTGCGGCCATTGGTCCGGCGTTTATGGCGTTGGGCAAGTTCATCGGCGACAAGTTGTTTGGGTCTGCCGGTCGCGACGCTGTCAAGGAGTTTGCGGCCACGTTTGAGGGCGGCTTCGACGGTTTGCGTGAAAAGTTGAATGCGCTTGGAGCCGAAGGTGAGCGCCTGTGGGTGAACTTGACGCAGGGCGTCGGGAAGAACAACCCGGCGCAGGCCAAGGCTGCGATTGAGGCCATCAATGCGGCGCTGGCGGCACACGAGGCTGAACTCAAGGCCGTGCAAGACGCACTGTCCAAATACAACGTCACGTGGCAGCAGATGGAAGGCGAAGCCTACATGAAGGGCTTGTCCACGGAAATCAAGAAGCTGGCTGAAGACACGCGGCTGTTGGTGCTCGGTGGGTTGTCTCACGAGGGTGCGCTCAAGGCGCAGGCTGAGGCGTACAACAAGCTCATTCTTGAGGGAACAAAACTTGGCGACAAGATGCCGGTTGAGTTGATGAAGGTTGCGCGAGAAATGGCCTCGTTGGGGCTGTTGACCGAAGAAACCATCGGCATTCTTCTCAATGGGGCACAGCAGGCTCTTCCGAGCTGGCAGGACATGGAAGCGGCTGCTGAGAAGTATGGCATCAAGCTCGAAGACCTCGGCAAAGAGTTCCGTGCCGCCAAGTTGGGCGACTTGTTCAAGGAGTATGCGGCAGACTTTGACCTGCTGATTCGTGGCGGGGCAGACATGTCTGCTGTTACAGAGGCGATGGCCGGTAAGGTCAACGAAGCTGTGCAGCAGGCCATCAAGTTTGGGGTTGAGATCCCGGCGTCGATGCGGCCCATGCTTGAAGCGTTGGCAGCAAGCGGGCGGTTGTTGGACGAGAACGGCAACGTCATCAAAGACATCTCTGGCCTCAAGTTTGGTGAGACGATGGCTGAGAGCACGGACCGGCTCATCAAGAAACTGGACGAGCTCATCAAGGCGCTCACTGGTGGCGTTGGCGGTGCGATTGACCAAATCGTGAGACGGTTTGAAGACTTCACCGAAGAAGACTGGCAGGTGAACGTCAACGTGCGAGCGACCGGTTCTGCTGAGGGCCAAGGGCCGGGGGCTGAAGCGATGGCTGCTGGCGGCATGTTCAGGGTCACGAAGCCGACGTTGTTTCTCGCTGGCGAGGCTGGTGCAGAGGACGCCTATTTCAGCGGAGGTGGGCGGTCGTTCAGCCGACCGGGTGCGGCGGCGTATCCCGGCGAGGGTGGGGGCGGTGACGTCTACATCTTGGTGGAACGAGACGGTTCTGCGCGTCGGTTGTCGCGTGAAGACTTCAAGCAGCTTGAACAGGCGATGGCCAATGGGCTTGTGAAAGTGCCGCGTCGTGCGATTGGTGAAAGGGTGCAGTAAATGGCTGTGCGGTTCTTGTACGACAACCTGTATGCGGACGCGACGTTGACGGCCAGTTCGTCAGCGACGGCTCTGCCGGTTGCCGCCACGCAGAATCCCGACCGCAGCTACCTCTGGCGTTCCACCGAGACCACCGGCGACGTCACCATTGACATTGACCTTGGTTCCACTGGTGTTGTGTCTGCGGTGGCGTTGGCGAATCCGAAGGTGTTGGGCGCTGGGGGCACCATTGAGTTGTATCAGCGAGGCAACAGCACCACGTTGACGACGGGAACGCTGGTGGCGACATTGCCCACGGCCAATACGGACCGTCGCACGGCTGTGCAGTTCTTCACGTCGCAGGCGTATCGCAACTGGCAGCTGAAGTTCACGAACACCGGCGGCGCAGACTACGCCGAACTCGGCTATGCGTTCCTGGGGCAGTACTACGAACCGGGGCGCAACATTGCGTGGCCCACGGTGTCCGTGGACGAAATCGACCCTTCAGTGGTGCGTCGTTCCGTGGACCGTCAGCGTGCGGTAGTGACGCGAACCCGGTATACGGTGGGTCGGTTCGACTGGCAATATCTGGCTAGCACTGAACGTGACGCCGTGCGTGCGCTGTGGGGGGCGTTGGGCGTTGAGTCTCCGGCCTTTGCGGTGCTGTCGACTGGGTTGGCGTGGACGGCGTGGATGTTGTATCTCGAACCGGGGTTTTCACAGGCGTTCAGCGCCAAGCCTGATACGTATGACGTGGGGTTTGGTTGGGAGGAATGCACGTGAGCCACGCTGTCGGGGCTGCGTTCACAGCCTTCATCAATTCGCCCGTGCGTGATGAGTATGTGCTCATTGAAGTGAACCCGCGCTACGTGTTGTCTGGGTTCACTGCGACCGGTGGGCTCTACACGAACACGTATCAGATCAGCTTTTCGCGTTTCGAGACTGCCAACAACGCGATGCCGAGCGGCGTGTATCGCAAAGTCACCGGTGTGCGTGAGAATGCCACGGACTTGACCGAGCGCACCAGCATTTCAACGGTCAATTCTAATGCCGGTTCGTTTTGGTGGGACGAGGCAAATGAGGTCCTGTATGTGCACAGTTCCACCGGTGCAGATCCTGACACGTTCTCTGCGTATCAAGCACTGGTGCGGTTCTACTTCGCCACCAAGCCCATCATTCTCAATCTGACTGATGGCGACGACTCCACTGGTGTGTATTACCATCCGTGGGTCATCGGCACGTTGCCTGAACTGATTGACCGTGACAACGATCAGGTGTTTGGCACAAAGATCACCTCTGGCGGAGACATCACGTTTATCAACACGTCTGGTTGGTGGAACGCCATCATCGCACAAGACGGCAGTTACCGGTGGAAGAACGCCAAGGTGAGCATGTTCTTGGGCGGCAACCACGGTACGACTGTGATGTTGCGTTCAGAGTACGAAGCCATGTGCTCGTTTTTGGTAGAAGATCTTGGTACGACCGACACGGACATCATCATGTCTGTGCATCCATTGGTCAAGCACCTTGACGCCACGATTCCAAAGACGCCGTACTTCGAATCTGACTACCCCAACCTTGGCGAAGGTGTGCGGGGCACGCGCAAATGGATCGGGTATGGGCGCACCACTATGCGACCGGACTTGACCGATGACAGCGGCAATGGCGTCTACACGATTGCTGACGCAGCGTATCAGACGCTGTATGCCGTCAACGCAGCGTATGCCGTTCACAAAACCACGGGCGTGAGCACGTTGTTGACGGTCACCACGCACTACACCGTTGACTTGACGGCATGCACGTTGACGATTGTTGACGCGACGTATGCGTGGCAGAACTACTTCATTCATGTTGACGTCACTGGTAAACCAGACGGGGCGGGCAGCTACCTGAAGACGTTCCCGACGGTAGTGCAAGATCTGCTGACCACGTTTCTTGGGGTTCGAACCGCAGACATCGACACGGACTCGTTCACAGACTACGACGACACGTCTGAGATTTCGCTGTGGGTGAAAGAGTCGCGCACGGTGGCGTCTATCATGTCAACCGTTGAGTCAGGCGTGCCGTGTTTGGAGAGCCCTGTTGGCGGCATTCTGTTTCAGACGCACGAAGGTCAGTGGCATGTGGACAATTGGGATCCAAGCTATGTGCTTGACGACTTGAACACGTTTCGGCGGTCAGACTTCGCGTCTTTCAAGACCGACCCTGACTTGTCTTCCGTGTTTTCAAAGGTCAATGTGTTCTACGATTACAACCATGCGACGGGTGCATGGAGCGTGACCACTGCCACGAACGCGGCGCAAGGGTATCTGCAGGACATTGACGACGAGTTGAACGTCTACACGTTCTTAAAGGACGCAGCCTCTGCGCAGGTGGTGGCCAGCCGAATGTTGTCGACGATTGCCGGCAAAGTGCTCAACGTTGAGATTGAAGAAGTCGGTGCGCGTCTTTCGACGTATCAGGTGCGCGAGAAGTTGTTGGTGACGTATTCGCCGGCTCCCCTCGTGGCCGGAGAATTCGACCAGTTTCCGATGGAAGTGGTTGAATTGCGTCGGTCGTTTGATCCAACGTTGAAGATGACGGCGCGGCTGGGCAGTCTGCGTGGCATTGGCGAGTTCATTGGCCGGTGGACAGACTCTTTGGCTGCAGACTATGCGTCCGCTCCTGAGAGTGAACGTGTGGTGAACGGGTATTGGTCGAACAGCAGTGGGTATGTGGTCCCGGGGGACCCGACCACGTTGAACATTTCGCTCTGGTGGTGATGTTGTGCGTGCTTCAAGATTCAAGTGCGATTTTTGTGGCGTTGAAGTGCCCGGAGACATGCGCAGCCGTCCTGCGACATGGTGGATGCTTGAAGACTGTGGGCGTGAAATGCGCACGGGGCCATTGGACTTTTGTTCGCTGCGGTGTTTAACCGGTTGGGTTCAACACCCGTCTTTGAAAGAAGTGTTTGCTGCTGACTGGCAGCAGAGTGAGGCGTAATGAGTTTCAACGCAACCAATCCTGTCACGGTTGGCGCGGCCACCAAGAAAGACCACTACGACCGCGTGTTTGACAACACGCTCGACCTGCGTACTGGTGGCTTGGCTGTCACGTCGCAGGCTGTGGGCGACATCTTCTACGCGACATCAGCCACGCAGATTGGCCGACTGGCTGCAGTGGCCGCAGGACAGGTGCTGGTCTCCGGAGCGTCAGCGCCGTCATGGAGTGCGACGCCGGTGCTCACCGCGGTGGTGTTCGAGGCGGCCTCAACCAGTGGCGTGCGCCTGGACTTGGAGTCGGGTGTGCTGGCGGTGCGCGAGGGCGACGACTCCGCGTATGCGGGTCTCAAGGCACTCACGGGTGAGTTCACGAGCACGTTGTCATGGGGTGGCGGGAGTGCCATCGCATCCTCCAACGCCGTCGCACTCTTGGCCGACAACGAGACGGTGACCGGGGCATGGAGTTTCACGTCCGCCACGCCGACCATCTTCGACCGCCGCATTGATGTCCAGAATGCGGGCATCATCAACGGGTCGTTCTACGACACGATCTACACCCGTGGTTGGGCGGCACTCGGGGATGACAACAGCTACATCGTCGTCGGCGGCTACCGGGCCGCACAG